ATGAAGATTATACATGTACATTTGACGGGCAAAAGGAAGGACTACTATTTTAGTACAATTTCGGCCATTTACGACACCCTGACGGCCTCAGAAGTGGGCATGACACTCAACACTCTACGGCACGCAGGATTGGCCGGTGGGGGCACTGTAATCACGAAAAAGGCCATTATTAAGCAGGCTGAACTGTTGACGCGCTCTACTCGCCTAAAGAAGTGACAGAGGGTGAATTACGGGCGGTAAATGCAGGGCGATTTTGGGCGCCGGTAAAGGATTTAGGAGTGGTCGGCTGAACGGTGTTTAAGAGGTATTTGAATGACATTTAGGAGGTGATCTATTTGGATAGATTTGAGGCTTTGACGCCTCGTGACGGGAGTCAGGTGCAGCGATGCAACTTGGCTCCCATTTTTATTCCAAATTTTTATGCAAAATAGGAGTGGGTCTACACTTGGATCTACATTTGGGTCTACATTTTTGCAAAACTTGGGTCTACATTTTAACATAAAAAAGACCCTCTCCAAGAGAGGAAACATACACATTAGACCGCGTTTTTGCACCAAAATACATGGTTAAAGGGGTAGAAAACTACATTTTTTATTTGAGGCGCGGAAAAGTGTTAAAACGTTTAAGTTCCGTTCAATGAGGTATTTAGATGTTTGAAATGTTAAAATTTTGAGGCGTAAAGAGCGAATTGTCTGCGCGTGGGACAATTTGTTGTGCATTTATCGTTATTCTATCACTCGATTCGTACAACACCTTTAACGAGGGCGATGTGATAAATCGCGGATACGGGCATCGATATTGGATCGTAAGCTTTGTTTTCGGAAATAAGTAGTATTTCGCCTTTTTCGCTTCCTCTGCCAATCCTTTTTATGGCAACACCTTCTTTCGTGTCAACAACATAAACTTTACCCCATTGGAAAAACACATCGCTCAATGAGGCTTTTTCGCAGGCTACATAGTCGCCATTGAAATATAGTGGCTCCATACTATTTCCGCTTATTTTTATTACAAAGTCGGCTTTAAGCCCCGGCACATAGAGTCTTTCGCATTCATCTTCGTTTATGGACATTTCCCCTGACAAGTAACCGGCCATGGCGCTGAAAGGTATTATCGGGATCCCTTCGATCATGGGTGTATTTTTTGATGATGCTGAATTATTGGCGTGGTAAAGATCTTCCCCCTGTGAGGTGTTTGTCATTTGCCCATTGCCAGTTATTAGCCAATTTATATTAACACCCGGATATGCGGCGATAAATTTCGCCACGACATCCTCTGTTGCTCCGGTTTTGCTCTCTAAAGTGCCTCTTGATACCCCAATTTTGTCATAAAAAGCCCTTTTGCTAATACCCAACGTATCAGCAAAATATAAAATCCTTTGCTTGATTGGCGAAACTTTTTGTTTTTTTTCTTGCATAAATGGAGAAAAATTTTGTCGTTTTTGTAGTGTAATGGCGAAATCTTTTGTATCTTTGCAGAGGGAAATAATTTTTCTGCGCTCAAATATAGCCATTTTGGGCGAGTTTAACAAATTTAAGAAA